TTGCCAATGGTGAGCGTCCCGGCTGAACCAACCCCTACAAATCCATAGTTGCTGGTGTCGTAGCTGAATTGCGCCTGTGTGCCTGTTGACAACGCATGGAACTTTGCCGATAGCGCTCCAGCCGCAATCGTGCCGATGCGAACATCGCCATTAAAAAAATTGTATGCGCCAGAATCTTCTTGGCTGATGCCGCGATAGTATCCGCTGATCGTGCCAGCGCCGCCGCGTGTGCCGAGTTTTAGTCCGATGAGGTTCCCAATCGTGCCAGTTTGCGTATACGGCGTAACTTCTACCCCAATCGCGTTATTCGTAACCGCGCTGGCGTTCGTGCTGTAGTGGCCGTAATAGAACAGCAGTGACCACAGATTTGCCAAAGTCCCGGCATCTGTCGAACCCGCGCTGCGCAGCGCTTCGCCATACAGCCCCACGCCGTAACCGCTATTTGTTACCCCCGTAAGAACAGTCGGCTTCATGTAGACATACAAGCCGCGCCCATAGTATGAACCTGACACGCTGATGTATGGCTGGCTATCCACGTAGATGCCGCTGTTGCTGGCATTCGATGGCGGTGCAGAATATACCGTGAGTTTTGCGAGGAGCGGGTTTGCATTCGCGCCCAGCCGCACGTCACCAAGGTGATACGTTGGATTGCTGCTTGAACTATAGACCGCATAGCCCGCTTGCCCAGCAATACCAATCCCCACCCCCTGCACGCCAACAAGCCCCGCGCTACTGGTCGCCAAAATGGACGCAGCCGCGCCGGGATACGATGACGATGCGAGGATGAGCGTGTAGGTTGTGCCGTCATCGGTGTGCGACAGCCCTAGCCCACTGTATGCAAACGCCTCTGTCGCGCCCACGGAGGCGGTTAGCGATGACAGCGCCACATCTATATCCCACCCGTCGATTAGTTTGCCGGGGGATACGATTAGATTCCCATTTAGCGTGATACTGCCGTCAGCCATCAGCGCGCCGGTAAGTGTTGGAGACAGTGTAGAACTTGTGCTGGTCGCGGCAATGGCTGCGCTAATCTGACGCTGAATGAGTGGCTCGATACGGCGGTAAATCTCGGTGTCTGTTTGCATTGTTACCCCCGTTGAATTTTGAACATATCCATTGGATTCATTGCGCCGCGTGTGGTGTATCCGATGCTGTCGCGCTCTGCCATGTATTCAGCTTCCTCAATGAACAGAGATTGATTGATTGCATCGGGCAATAGGTCGCGCAATTTCACCCATACGCCCACCTGTGGGCGAGATTTATCCGCCGGGACATCCAACGCATTAACCAGCCGCCCATCGCGCAGTAGGCGATACTCGCGCCCCGCGAAACTCGCGGCGGTGGGTTCCGCATAGATACGCAATCGGCGCTCACGGTTGACTGCCGCCAACAGCCGAACCCCCGCGCTGGTTCCACTTTCCAACATTTCATCTATGCAGGTTTTCGCAGTCACATCGCCATTGCGGGCGGGGTTTGTCCACACACCCGATGCAGTGTCAATATCCACGCCGGTAATAAACTGGCCGTATGCCGTGGCTAGATTTTTAATCTGCGTTGTTGTTTCTTGAACTAACCCCAACTGAAATAGCATATCCATGTTAGGCGATGCAGCCACCCACGCCGACCCGTTGTATATTTTTGGATCACCTCCCGTATAGCCGAGAGCGGGGTTAGCGTAAACTTTGATGAAGTTCGCAGGATCGACGCTGCCATTGGGCCATATCTGTAGCCAGTACGTCGTGCCGACGGTGAGCAGCGTTGTAGCGCTGAGTGAGTCAAAGAGCGCATCCTGAAAATCCGCGCTGAGGTCTGTGGCGCTGATCGCCTTGTGCGCGACCTCTGCCCCCGGCGAGCCAGAGGAATCTACGGTGATATACGCCAACACGTCATACGTAGGCGCTCCAACTTTTGCAAGTGGAACTTTGATGCTCCCTACGGCGGTTGATTCGGTCACCGTAAACGGAATCGCAACGCGCTGACGTGCTGAGACAGCGTTGAGATCGAAGAAATAGTTATCGGCCTCCTCGGTGAACTCGTAGAACGTGTCTTGCGCATCCAACACCCACGATGTGCCATTGTAGACATATGTCTCTACTCCCGCGTTGGCGGCGGGGCTAATGCCGTGAACATCTACGTGATTGGGAGCGCTCACCGCTCCACTACGACGAATAACAACACAATACGATTGCCCCGGCACGCGATAAACCGTTGATGTTGGGGCGAACTCGTAGACCGTGTTGGCGGTCGTTGATAGCGTGGCTGTATCTACCGTGATGGTGTGGATGATAGCCCCCGGCGCAGATGCCGTGCCAGCGCAGAGATCAATCAGTAGATTGTCTACCGCGCTTCCGATCCGCACGCATTTAATTTTGATACGCTTCCACACGGCGGGGCGCGTCAGTGTGTTAGGTAAATCAAACGCCATCTTTTCAGATGCCGCCGACGACCCGATGGAAACTCCATCGTTCTCGGAGTTAAATCCGTATGAACTGACAACGCTGTAATTGGGTGAATCGGGCCGCTCGGTGTATCCGGGTGCGGCAATGCTGATGTTGGCGTAGCGGTTACGCATCGTTTCATACCAGCCTACGCACAACAGCCGCGCCTTAGGCGCTCCGGTTCCGCCGCCCGCTGGCTCAATGGTCACCACCGGCAGCTTGTAGCGGTCTAACAGCATCGTGCGCAGTGACGCGGCTTGCGTGGCCGTGGCGCTGGTGAGTGTTTGCAATAACTCTTTGATGCCAAAAAGCGATTGGCTATAGGTGTCGCTTGCAGATGTGGTTGTGCGGCGTTCGCCTGACGTGCCGGTTACGGGATCGGTGAGGCTGTAGGCGACTTTAATATCGTTGTACATCGCGTCCATCGTCCAGCCGACGACGCTGGCCCCGATGGTGACGCGCACCTCATTCACCCTGCCCCACCAGACCACCTCGCCCTCATCGTTGACCAGTTCCACACCATAGGCCAATAGGTTATAGAGCGCGATCAATTCATCTTCATTCCCACTGGCTAGAATCTCCGCGTCCATTGGCCCCCCTGCGGTGGTGGCGCGGTGTCGATTTACGGTAAACGCCACCTGAGGCACGTTGCCAGTAAGCGCGGTATAGGATAGCGGCGAATAGAAACGAGGTTGAATCATTAAAGCTGCAACCTCCGAGAGCGATAGTAGACGGCTAACTGTGTTTGGCGAAATGGATCGGTAGGCCGATGGATGAGCGTTAGCACGTTGATTTGATTCGGCACAAGCATGATCGCCTTGCTGCCTGTGGCGTTAAATGTGTGCCGGTTGCCCGCTGCTGTTGTCTCGTAAACGCGATCCATTGTTGGGTCATCATTGATGGTGCGATCCTGCGCAAGGTCTGAGCCGGTGGTTTTATACATCCGATAACTCATCACAGGCGTTAGATGGAAATAATCAATCGGCACTGATCCACCGCCGGTTCGCAGTAGGTGAATCTCTAGGTTCAGCGGATAGTGTGGGGTTACGTTAGAATCACGCGGCGGCAATTGCACTGCGCCAAAATCAACCACATCGGCCTGCTGCGGGATGGTGATGTAGTAGGGCGATTCGAATAACACGCGGGCGTTGTCAATTGTCACCTTTGCCCGCGCCCGCAGATCTGTATATGCGGTTGCCAATGTCATCGCGTGGATTCGAAACCGATACCCCTGTGCGGTGGCTAACATGCCTTGGGTAATTGTCCCGCTCCATGTCAGCGCCTCGGCAGAGGTGTTGTTGTTGAGTGTTTTATACGCCCCGCCTGAATAGCTGGCGTTGGTGGTATTCGATGAAGCTAGGTAATTCGTCCCGCTCTCGGCCTCAATGTGAAACGTCATCGCCCCCGCGCCCTCGATCATGTGGCCGAGATAATAGTCACTCCCCGCGATGGCGCTTAGGTTCGTTAGCGCAATCCGTGCCGCCGCTGGCAAATCGCCCGTCACCGATGCCGCCGCAATTCGCGCCACATTGCTGTAATTGCTTGCGGCGTAGAAACAGTTGCGCAGCGTAATAGTGCTGGCTGGTGTGGTCTGAATGGTGTTGTAGAGATTGAGTTGTGTTTCGCCGTCCGTCTCCCAGTAATACCGGCGCGTCCACGTCACCGTGACCCACGCATAACGCTGGTCATCAATCGCGGCGTGTCCGCTCAGTATCTCAGACCGATAAAGCGTGTCTGATGTAGCAGGGCGAAACTTCACATAGACCGGCGAACCTATACGCTGTTGCCAGCGCCGCGCCTGGTCAAACAATCTATTGAGCGTGGTTACATCGGCCCGCGCTGCGGCCATGTCCCCCGGCGTGTAGCCGATGCGGGCTTGTTCGGTGACACTGCGCCAATAGACATTGGGTTGCTCGTAGCCGTCCGTCTCTCCTGTAATACTGCGCACGTCGCGCTCTGGCACTTGTGGGGTGTATTCAATCAGCGCCGGATAGATTCCGCCGCTAGTGTTGGTGAGTTGGACGGTGGTTGTGTTGTCGCTAATGCGTAGATCAATCGCCATGTGTTACCGCCTCAGCCAATGGTCGCGCAGTTTATTAACGAGATAATCCGCGTCCGCCTGATTGTTAACATTTATCGTGCCAATATGCACTGTCGGCGCTTCGTCAGCGTGGCTCGGCGCATCTGCTCCCGGTGGGTTTGCACCAATGGCTGATAGGGCATCATTCACCGCGCCCGTTGCGCCGCCATCACTTCCGCTCAAAATCGCGCCGATAGCCGCCCCCGCATCGCCCGCAAACTGCATTGACGGCGAGCCGAACGCATCAAACATCGCTGTGTGCATCTGTGCCATCGCGTCTTTGACAGCGCCGATACTGTCCACAATGCCATCGGCCAACCCAAGCGCAACCATTTGCCCCATCCAATACATTTCATCCGATGGCGAATGGATTCCGAGCAATGTCTTAATGTGGTTGAGCGGCCCCATGACCATCTCGATAATTTTGTCTTTGACGATGCCGCCAAAATCCTGAACGGATTTGAGCAAGCCCATAACCACGTTCTTGCCGAGTTCGTAGAACGTCGAAACCTGCGCGGCTAGGAATGATTTGATTTCACCAAACTTCTCGCTAACATATGGCGCAATCATGCTGATGGGGACTTTGACCGCTTCCAAAATCTTGTTAAAGATTTTCTTGAACGTCTCAAACAGCGTATTGAGCGCTCCTTCGGTGTCGCCCTGCATTAGCTGCATGGACGCTTTCAGTAGGCCGAGAATGAGCGTGATGATTGAACCGATAGAGGCTTTTATCATCTCCCATGTGGTCACGAACGCCAGCACAAGCGCCCCTAGAATGCCCTTCCATAGCGGCATGCCTGCCTCAAACGTTGATGCAATCAGCGGCCAATTTGTTTGCACCCAGCCCACGATTTCCTTGAATAGGTCAATGGCCCATTGAATCTGCGGCATGAGAACGGTGGTAAAGATCGTTTTAACTATGCCGATTACGGTTGATATGGTGTTGCTAATCAGCGGCCAGTTTGTAGTTACCCACGCCACCACGGAGGCAAACGTTTCGACGATTGTGCCGATAACGGGAATCAGTGTGCCTTGAACGAAACCAACCACACCGTTAAACACACTCGTAACGATGGTGCTAATCTGCGGCCAGTTGGTTGTCAGCCATGTCATCGCCGCGCCGAAGCCGGTAATGATTGCGCCAGCGACCTGCGCCAGAATGGGCGAGATGGTTGTCCACCATGAACTAATCGTGGTGGTAATAGTGTTGAATACCGTTGTGGCCGTGGCGCTAATCATCGGCCAGTTGGCAACGATGGTGTCATAAAGCCATTGGGCGTTAATAGCGATGTTGGCGATAGATTCACCAACGCCACTCACCACCATTGTTTTAAGTGTGTTGCCAAAGGTCGCTAGATTCCCGCCGCCTGAAATCGTAGTGAACAGTGTGGTGATGGCCTTTGCAATGTCGCTGACAATCTCGGCTGTGTCTGTGCCGAATGCGTTCTCTAGCATTGTGTAGATAACGGCAATCGGGTCGGCCCCGCCCTGAAACTGTGCAATCAAGTCGCCAAAGCTGTTAATTAGTGGCGTAATCCCATCGGTAACAATTCGTGTAAGGACGGGCAGTAGAAGCGTGCCGAGGCGAATGAATACGGTGTCAATGCTGCCTTTCATCGCCTCTAGTGCGGCGTTCAATCCCTTTTGCATCTTGGCGGCTTGCTCTGCGGCTGTTCCGGCGGCTTCCATGCCCTTTGCCATCCCGCCGAACCCTTCCTCGCCCATTGCCGCAAGCGCGGTGGCAGAGTTGATACCGAATGTGCCGAAGATGTCGCCTAGAAGTTTGTTCTTGTCTTGATCGCTCAAGCCCTTAAGCGACTCTTTCAACTTCTCGGCCATGTTCGCCATGCCGAGGAATTTCCCTTCTGCGTCGTAGAACTGGTTCTGCTCGAAAGATGCAAAGAACGCCTCGGCATCTTTCTTGCTCATCTTGAACCGCTTGGTGAGCTTTTCAAGTGCAACGTTAATCTGCCGTGCGCTACCGTCGGTCTTAATGCCCTGTTTCGCCAGATACTCTTGGGCTTTGCCGTAATCAAACGTGAGTAAGCCAAGCTCACGCATCGCGCCCTTAGCGTCTTTTGATGGGTCGGCAATCGCCATCAGCATCGACTTAAGCGATGTGCCTGCCTCGGCTGACGATGAGAATTGCGGTGTAATGCCAGCAAGGGCTGTAACAAGGTCTTGGAAGCCAACGCCTGATGCCTTGGCGATGCCGCCCACGTTTGCCAATCCCTCAGCAAGGCTGCGAACATCGGTGGCTGATGCGTTCGCGGCTTGGGCCAATAGGTCAGCAACTTGTGTCGCTGTTACACCCTTCTCGGCCCACACACCTAATTGCTTCGCTACGATGTCGGCGGTTTCAGCCAGCCCCAGCTTGCCGCCTGCGGATGCGGTGAGGTCTAGCGTGGCCTTGGTCGCGTCTTCCATGATGGCCTTCATGGATACGCCACCCTTAGCAAGGTTGACCATCGCGTCGCCCGCTTCTTGGGCGCTAAACTTTGTATCTGCGCCGAGTTTCAGCGCCTTCTCGCTAAAGTCGTTGACGCTAAAGCCAGCATCAGTCAATGAATCGCCAGCGACCGCGCTGAACATATTCATTGTGGATTCAAAGTCGGCGGCCATCTTGACCGACTTAACCCCGATCCCAATAGCGAGGATGCCCGCAGCGGCAACGGCTGAGGCAATGGCCTTGGCAATCTTCCCCGCTGCTGCAATCGTGACCGCTGCGGCCCGCTCTGCCGCATGGCCGATGCTGGCAAAGGCTTGGCCCAGTTTGTCTGCGCCAGCCTTAACGGCCTGCGCGGTCTTCCCTACAACGGTTCCAACGCCGCTAAAGGCTTGGCCGATTTTGCCGACTACCGCCTGCACCACGCCGGACAAGCCGTTATAGGATTGTTTTACTTTCTCGTTGCCATCACCAACACCGGCAACAAATTTGCCGTGCGCATCGCGCACGCGCCCATTGGCATCGACATAGTGACCCGCCGCAATCGCCGCCGCGTCTAGCCCTTTGCTCATGCCGTCAGCCGCTTTTTTGGCGGCATCAGAGACCTTGGCAAAGCTATCCGCTGTTGGCTTTAGCTTTGGGCTGATTCTGTCCTCAGCATCAAGGACGACTTTTGCGGTGGTGTCGCTCATTTCTTTCTGCCTTTGGCGCGTTGCTGTTCTTTGATGCGGTCAAACTCGCGGATTAGCGCGAACACACGGCGCATGAGGAATGCGTCTTGCCGTAGGATTTCATCAGGCAAGACGGTAAAACGATCACACATGAGCGCAAGTTCTATTTCTTCGGCCCCTTGCGCGATCTTTGCGCCGTGTCCGGCGGCCATGCCGGTTAAGAGTCTTGATTCACTCGCGCTAACATTCGTTGAAAAAAAGGCAATCGGCCAATCTCTGCGATGGTGTCAATGAAGATTTCAGCGTCGAAGTTGTCTTCGATGTTCTCCGGTGTCACAGGCAACGGCTGGCCGTCCTCGCCTATGAATGACCATGCTGTGAGCAGTTTGTGGACATACAGTTTTTGTTTGTCCACGACACGCTCTGGCTCTTGACACTCCATGAACTGTTCATAGCTCATGGTGATTTTGATTTCTACCCAATCGCCATTGGCCTCAATGCGCTTGATGTTCTTTTCTGGTGAGTCGATTCTGCGTTTTGCCATATTAGGTTTGTGCGGCGTTCGTCACTGCGCCGCTAATGCGAACTTCTACATCACTGGTCACAACCTGATCGTCAGAGGTGTAGTCGGTGTCAAACTTGGTTACGAATCCCGCGAACGTAATCTCATGCCGTCCGGTGGCTGCACCGTTGGGACGAATGCGCCAATTCACCTTCGTGCGATTGGCGAATACCCCGGCCAACAGCGTCTGCGGTCGGCCGTCGTAGGCTTCGGTGTTGTTGTGCATAAGCGTGAACGAGTAGGTGTTCTCGGTCAGCCCCGGAATGTATGTGCGTGCGGTCGTGCCGTAGGCTGTGGTTTCAGCCTCGCCCACGGATTGAGATGCCTTGCCCTGATTGGCGTTCGTCGTAATCTCGTTCCACGTTGAGGTCGGGTTCTCAAATTCGATGGTGAGGGCGTTTGCAATAAACTCGCCTGATGTTGCCATTGTTGCTCCTTACAGCGCGGCATTGCCGACATCGCCGCTAATGCGCAGTTCAATGTCGCTGCTCACCGGCTGGTCGTCGTTGCTCTGGTCGGTGTCGAATTTCGAGATGAACGCGCTGAACGTGATTTGATGATTGCCTGTGCCGCTCCCGTTCGGGCGCACACGCCAGTTCAAGAGCGTGCGGTTGGCAAAGAAACCAGCCAACAGCGTTTGCGGGCGCGATGCGTAAACCGCCGTGTTGTTGTGCAGCAACGTAAACGAATACGTGTTCTCAATCAGGCCGGGGATATAGGTTCGGCTGGTCGTGCCGTAGCCGGTCGTCTCAGCCTCGCCCGCCGATTGGCTCATCTTGCCTTGATTGACATAGGTCTGGATCGCGTTCCATGTGGTTGACGGGTTCTCATACTCAATCGTCAACGATGACGCGATAAATTCACCGCTTAGTGCCATGTTTATTCCTCGCTGTCTAGCAGTTCGATAACGCCCTGCTCTACTAGTGTGTCAAAGTCTGATTGCGTGCGGGTCAATTCCATTTCGGTTCCGGCGGGGTAGATTTCGTTGGTGTCTTTGTCCACGCCGTTGACCAGAAAGCGCACGCGCTGGGTTAGTTCGTCCATTGCTATATCTCCAACGCATTCCATTCGACTTGCACGCCCGCGTAGCTGATGCCTTCCCACTCAAAGCGGTAACGGTCTATATTGCCCATCGTTGCGCGGGCTACGCGGTCTTCCGCGCCAAGCCCTCGCAACGTCGTGTCATCGTCTACCGCGTCCATCACATCCTGCGCGGCCTCGATTGCCATCGCGTCTTCGTTGTCTACGCTGCCCGATTGGGCAAGCAAGACATACACAACGCCAGTATGGGTGCGCTTCTTGCCGCGTGCTTTCAACTTGCCGTCTACAGGGTCGCGGTAGTTGTAAGTGGTTGCGGTCGGCGTTGAAGTCGTCCACGTCACAAACACCCACGGCAACTCCGTTGGCTTTTGCATCGGTGCGCCAAAGTCGTAGCCGCCCGCCTCGACAGCGGGCGCAATCACTTCGCCAAACCCATGCACGAAGTCAGCCAGCCGCATCAGACAACCTCCGGCATTGTCAGCCGCTTGAGGTCGCGGGCAATGTCCTGCGGCATTGCGGCCTCATGCTGCCGCGTGCCATCGCCAAAGGTCGTAACCTGCCCCGTAAACGTGCGGGATTGCTGGATATACCAAGCCACGCGCATCGTCAGCCGCTTGATGTAGTTGTCTGGCTCAACCATCACGCCCCATGTGCCAGTCACGGCCACATATTCAGGGGTGAACTGCCACGCCACAGACGATGATGGGCGAATCTCAACGCCAAACTTTCGCGCCCCGTTGCGTGGATACGCCCAATAGTCAGACTCAGCCAGCGTTTTACCGTCACCGTTCACCACGCCCGTTACGGTCAACAAGTCAGGCGTAAAGATCACAAGCAAGTTGCCGCGATCCTGTGCCTTTTTGTTGTAGTAGCGTGTCTCAGTGGTGGCCGTAAACTTCCGCTTTGTCTCTGACTCAATCAGCGCCGTGGCCTCGTCTAGAAACACCTCATACTCAGACTCAGCGGCCACGCTGGGCGCGGTTTGGTTGCGCTGAATCAACAGCGCATTGAGCCATGCCTTGTATTCAGTGACAGTGACGTAAGCCATTACTTAACAGCCTTGCGATTCTTCTTCGCTGGCGGGTCTGTTGGCGGCGGCTGCACATCGCCTTGTGGCGATTGCGTCTCGGTGGATGCGTTGCCATCGGTGACAACCACATCGGGAACAGTCACAACAACGTTCACGTAGAAGCCATGACCTAGCGCAATGTCACGAAGCCATTGCGGGATGGCGGCCCACTCCGCGTCTGTGAGGTCACGCGGAGGGATGCCAGTTGTGTGTGATCCATTCCCGATGTATTGCCACATACGCGCCTCGTTTACTTGCAGAACAGTGACGCGGTTGTGGTAACAGGGTTGCTGCCAAATTGCGTCAAAGCCAAGCGCGCATAACGAGCAGGCGGCACGTAGAACGTATAGAAATCGTTCAGGCTCGACGTGCTGTTGCTGATGATGTTTGCAGCCGACAACGCCGACGCGCTATACGCGACCCAGTTGGTGTTGTCATTGCTGGCCTGCAACGTCATAGTGATGTTGGAAGTCGAACCGCCCTGCGTCACAATGTAGTGCAACCCACACACCGCGTACTGGCCGATTGGCACGCCGAACGAGTTTGCGCTGGCAGTCGTCACGCTAGACGAAAGCAACACAAGCTGGGCCGAGTTGGGGTTTGCCAGCGAGACGGAGGCAGGGATCGGCAACGCGGCGCTGGCCGGGGCGAGAAACCCAAAGGCCAACGCGATGGCGGCGATGATTGCATAAATTCTCTTGCTCATTTGAATGTCACCTCTGATGGATTAGTGAATGAAACCGATAATCACTTCCAAACCGGCTGCACGCTTGAGGTTGAAATCCACGCGCATGATGGCGCGGATATAGGTCTGGTTCTTCTTGAACGAATCGCCCGCGACGTTGCTAGAGGCAATCTCAAGCTCTTGGCGGTCGCCAATCGTCCACGATGGCCCATGCAACACCAACACCGGAGAAGTGCCAGTCGTGACAGGCACGGCGGTTGTGGTGAACACAGGCACGCCCAAGCGGTCAGAAAGGCGCTGGGTAATCTGCGTGCCGCCCATGTTCGGGTTCGTCAACTGTTGACCAGACGCAATGTAGTCCGTGCCGCTGATCTTAGTCTTGAGGGCTTTGATTGCGGCTACGGGGTGCATCACAACGTTGATGTTGTTATTGCTGAACGGAATCTTGTTGCCAGCCATGCGGCCAATTGCGTCAAGAATGTCCTCGTAGATATTTTGGCTGGAACCGGTAGAGGTCGGGCCGCTCTCGGTCAGCAAACCGGTTGGCTGGTTGCTCAGGCCAGTGCCTTGAATCGCGCCGGTATCGTGAACCTCACCCATCGCAAGGGCCAAGCCGTTGCGCACGTAAGCCTCAACGCCGGGATAGCTGTCAGCCAACAATTGATTGCTGAGTTCGCCCCACGCGGTGAGGTTCTTGGCAATCAACGTCTTGCGGCCAGTCGTGGCATCACCTGAGGCGGTGCTGTTGGCGTTCTCAGCAGACCAGCCAGCGGTAAACGTGCCGATTACAGGGGCATCGCAAACCAGACCGGGCATCGGGAAGATTTCCACGCCGTTCAGTTGGCGGCTAACCACCACCTGATAAAGCCCCTCAATCACGCGGTTCGTCTGAATGCGCGGAATGAAATGCTCGCCAGTGCTGCTGCCGCTGGTGGTCGCCATCGCTTTCGCGGCGATCACATTGCCGCTCATTTCGACGTTGGCGGCTTCGGCGTAGCTCTTGAAAGCCTTAAACGCCTCATCAGCCGACCCCTCGGTGCCGGGGAGGAACTCAAGCCCCTCGTCGGCATCACGCAGGGTCACGCTGCCACCAGTGCGCAGCGCGGCCTTGGTCGCCCAGTAGAGCGGCTTGGCCTCGCCAGTCTTGGCGCGAATGACGGTCGGCGCACCCATGACAGGGCGGCGGGCATGGACGGACTTTGCGGCAGCGGTGGCCGCATCGCGGGCGATTTGTTCGACTTCCTCGCGGGTGTATGTCTTCACCGCAGGGGCGGGCTGCACTGGCTCAGGCGTGGCCGGAACTTCGGGCGCAACCACTGCGGCAACGTCTGCCGCAATTTGCTCAACGTTAATGTCGCTCATTTCTTGAATAACCTCAATGGATTTGGCCGCCGCTGGCTGTGCGCCTTCGGTCGGCTCTGTTGGAAACTCGCCCATCATTTCGTCAAGCATGGCCTTGATGCTGGTGATACGGTCACGGTTGCGCCTCGCAAATGTGGCCCCAGCTTTCGCGGCTTCCGCCTCGCCCGCTACGGTATCGAGTTCGTTACTGATAAATGCCTTGGCCGCTGCCAGCGCAATCGCACGCGGGTTCACCGCTGCGTCCGCTGTTTCAGCGTCCATAAGACTCATTGCAAAAATCGGCCAGTTCGTAACCTTGCCGGGTTTGCCGACAATGCCCGCTGGCCGCACTAGATGACTAGAAGAATCACTACTGGCCCGCGCTCGGCCTTGCTGTGCGTCGGCATAAATGCGTTGGGCAATGCCCTTAGCCGCGTCCAGCGCCACGCCAAACAGGTGGCCGGTGATGCCGTTGAGCGTACCGATGCCCTTGTAGATGGCTGTGCCGATGCGCCCTACGCTCTTGGATGCAATCTCAGCGAAGCCGTGATAGTGATAGACGGGAATTGCATCGCCCACGCTCAGGTCGATGTTGGTTGACGCATCGAAGATTTGCCCCTGACGATCAGCACCAAAGGGCAAGCCGACAATCTCTAAACTGAGATCGCCGTTTGCTTTGATGGCGGCTGATAATGTCGTTGCGTCAAACATGGAAAACAAAAAGCGCGGTGTCTCAATTTCGAGACACCGCGCGGAATTCGCTCTGGTGC